GAGCCAACTGGGCAAACGATTTTATTAATGTAGTTTTTTTGGGTTTATGTTTGTTAAAAGCCTTGGCTAATCAGTCAAGGTTTTTTTTCTAACTTTAAAAAAAAAATAAAAATGCAGATCAACGACTTAGGATTTTGGGAGACAACCGACGAAACAGGACACATTCACGACCGCAGCATTTGCGCTGCATTGTGCCAATATTTAGCCGATAAACAAGCCAAGACAGTTGTCGACTTTGGTTGTGGTTTAGGTGACTATGCAAAGGCTTTTAAAGCGGACGGTTACAAGGTTGAGGCATACGATGGCAACCCAAACACGGAAACGCTAAGCGGTGGAATTGGCAAGGTCTTAGACCTATCTAAGCAATTTTATTTGGGCAAAAAATTCGATGTTGTTTTGTCTTTAGAAGTTGGCGAACATATCCCAGCGGAATTTGAGGACCAATTTATTGACAACATAACCAAGCACGCCAAAAAGCATTTGGTTATTAGTTGGGCAGTCGAGGGCCAAGGTGGAAGCGGTCACATAAACTGCAAAAATAACGATTACATTATTGGCCAAATTGAGGACCGAGGATTTAAGCACAATCCAAAGGACTCCCAAACGATTAGGAACGCGGCAACAAATGCGTCGTGGTTTGGCTACACAATTATGGTATTTGATAAGGTCTAACTTTGGTTAGGCTTTTTTTTATCTTTGACTGAATAAACAGTTTATTTCACATGGGACAAAATGGAGGAGTAAGGCCAGGCGCTGGCAGAAAGCCAAAGGCCGACGAAATAAAAATAATTGAACAGATGGACGCTATTGCAGTCCCTGAAGACGCATGGCGTGCGCTTTGGGTTAAATGCCAAGACGGCGACATACAAGCAATCAAATGCTGGCTAAATTATCGTTTTGGAATGCCTAAGCAAGTCGTTGACGTAACAACCCAAGGCGAGAAAGTAACGCCGCCAATCGAATGGATAAAATCCAAATAATTGACAAATATGAGCCGCTATTTTTAGAGGCGCCTAAAACGCGGTATTACCTAATTACTGGCGGTCGTGGTTCGGGCAAGTCGTGGACGTTGTCAATGTTTCTGTTAAACCTGACTTACGAGGAGGGCCACGTTATTCTCTTTACCCGTTGGACGCTTACAAGTGCGTTTATTTCAATCATTCCTGAATTTATCGACAAAATTGAGTTGATGAACAAAGCGGAGGACTTTGAAATTACCCAAAGCGAGATTATAAACAAGGCTACAGGATCAAAGATTTTATTTAGAGGCATAAAGACAAGCCAAGGGACCGCAACGGCTAATTTGAAATCAATTGCTGGCGTTACCACGTTTATTCTTGACGAATCGGAGGAATTAATGGAAGAGGACGTTTTCGACCGAATCGACCTTTCAATTCGTGCAGTTAACAAGCCAAACCGCGTTATTTTGGTAATGAATCCGAGTTACAAAAGCCATTGGATTTATAGCCGATTTGTAAAGCATTCGCGAAACGATACAAGTTACATCCATACAACTTACTTGGACAACGAGCATAATTTAAGCCAGTCATTTATTGACCAGGCAAAGCGCGTTGAGCAAGAAAACCTCCACCGATACGAGCATTTATTTTTGGGTAAGTGGCTAGACGATGCAGAGGGATTGCTTTGGAATCGACCGATTATTGAACGCGCAAGGGTTAGCGCCAAGCCTGACCTTTCGCGAATTGTGGTTGCTATTGATCCAGCAACTACGGCCTTAATGGGCAGCGACGAAACAGGGATAATTGTTTGCGGTAAAGACGCCAACGGCAAAGGTTATGTTTTAGAGGACCTAAGCGGTAAATATTCACCAACGGAATGGGCAACAGTCGCCTTACAAGCGTTTAAAAATTGGAATGCTGATTGCGTGGTTGCTGAAAAAAACCAAGGCGGTGACATGGTTGAAAACGTTTTAAGGTCGCAAAACACGACCGCAAGAATTAAACTTGTAACCGCAACAAAAGGAAAATTTGTAAGGGCAGAGCCAATTTATTCGCTTTATGAGCAACACAAAATATTTCACGTTGGCAGTTTCCCATTGTTAGAGAATCAAATGATTACCTTTGAACCTGACAAAGGCAAATCGCCTGACCGCGTCGACGCAATGGTTTGGGGATTTACTGAATTAATGTTATCAAGCCAAGATTTTTGGCACGTTTAGGATATAACATCATTTTTTTATTTTATTACCCTATTTTTACAAAAAAAGCAAACGGAATGAATTACATTGATAGAATTAAAGCAGCGCTAGGCTTTAACCAAAAAGATTCCACTTATTTAAACGCGGTTTTCCCTTACTTGGGAAACAACGTTATTTGGACCGCACCAACAACGCAAAATTTTATCGAAAAAGGTCTTTACCTTAACTCTGACCTTTACGCAATTATCAACTTAATCATTAACAAGGTAAGCACCGCGCCGATTGTTGTTTATGAAGTAAAGGACCAAAAGGCTTTGAATTATTACAAGTCAATGAGTGGCAACTTTGACAACTCAGGCGCTAAATTCCAGGCCGAGCGACTTAAGACAAAGGCATTGGAAGAGGTCCACATTCCCGAACTTGAGAAACTATTTAAAAAGCCAAACGAATTCCAAACTTGGGACAACCTTTTAAAGGAAATTGCGGCTTTCCGTCTAATTACTGGCAACGCTTACATCTACGGCGCTAGACGTGGCGAGCAACCAAACGCGCCAATTATTGCTTTATATTCGTTGCCAGCGCAGTATATGGAGATTATTTCAGGCGGTTTAAACCAACCGATTAAGGAATACCGATTAACTTATAACGGTTACGAGCGAATCGATGCCAAAAATGTTGGCCATCTTAAAAATATTAATTTAAGTTATACCGCTGGTACTGCTAACCATCTTTATGGCGCCTCACCTTTGCGGTCCGCTGTTCGTGATCTAACCACGTCAAACGATGGTAAGCAAGCGCTTTTAAGTATGCTGCAAAACATGGGCGCGCGCGGTATTTTAACAGGCGACGGAACTGTAAACATTACACGCGAGCAAGCGCAAGGTCTTAAAGAAGATTATGCAAGCAATTACCAGGGCGCAAACAGAGCGGGAGACGTAATTATTACGCCAGCGAAATTGTCTTGGGTGCAAATGGGAATGAACGCCGTTGATATGTCAATCATTGACACGCAGAAAGTCATTTTAAGATCACTATGCCGCGTTTACGGCGTCGATGCTAAATTGCTAGGCGATACTGAGGCCAGCACGTTTAACAATACCGAAACGGCTTACAAGGCCCTAATTAATAACGTTGTCCGTCCTTTGCACATTGAAATTAGAGACGTGCTTAACAACTGGCTTTTGTCCTCGTATGGCAACAAAAATCTGTTTTTGGATTTTGATTACATGGCCTACCCTGAGATGCAAGACGACATGGATAAGTTGGTTGGCCAATTGTCCCAGGCTTGGTGGTTGACTCCAAACGAAAAGCGCGCGGCCATGAACTACGGCGAGTTTGACAACACATTAATGGAACAACCATTTATTCCGCAAGGCTTAATGACCTTGTCTGAGTTTTCAGCGCAACCTATTGACGACGTAGACAACTTGGGAGATTATGCCCAATCCAACTAAAAAAGATTTAGCGCTTGCAAAGCAATTGGATGCATTGCAAAGACGTTACGAGAAGCGGTACGAAAAGCAAATTTACACGGCTTTAAAAAAGCAAATGCAGCCATATTTGGACGCTATTAAAGAGGCGCCAGGTAATTTAAACGAGTTCGACCTAATTAGTCCAGCGCCGTTGGCCGATACTTTGGAGAATCTCTACGTTGTGGCTGGCACGGCATACGCTGACGCCATGTATAATGCAATACAACCGCCAACAAAAGCCACAAAAGAAGCGTTACGCGCTGGCTGGCGTGACTTTATGCGCCTATTTGCAGTTAGAAACTTGCCGAAAACACTAATAGAAATTAACAGAACAAGCCAAAAGATAATCCGAAACATTGTTTTAGGCGGATTAAATGAGGGACTTGGCGCGCTAGAAATTGCCCGAAATATAGAGCAATCCGTTGCGGTAATATTTAGAAACAGAGCCAAATTAATTGCTAGGACTGAAATGGTAACCGCTACCAACGTGGCTGCTATGGAGTCGTCTAAAACGTCGGATTTTATGTACGAAAAGAAATGGATACCAGCGACCGACACGCGCACGCGACCTGACCATGCAGAAATGAGGTCAAAGCCTTGGATTCCATTTGACCAAAACTTTATTGTTGGCGGCGTACAAATGGGCCAACCAGGTGACGCCTCAAAAGGTGCTGGCGCTGACCAAATTTGTAATTGCCGATGCAAGGTTGTGTTTAGAATAATGCGAGACGTTGACGGCTTACCGATGCGCAAATGATTGCTTACGTTATCAATTTAGATCACCGCAAAGACAAATGGAGGTCCTCAATGAATGAGTTGGCGCCTCATTTTAATTTAGAACGAGTAAGCGCAATCCAGCACGAATGGGGCTGGCTTGGATTAGCACAAACCTTTAAAAAAATATTTCAAGAATGCGAGGGCGACGTTTTGATATTTGAGGACGACGCAACGTTTAGAGGTTGGGCAACTAATTTACAAGACGCAATTAATGACTTGCCAGCCGACTGGGATATGTTAATGCTTGGGGCTAATATAAAAGACCCAAGAATTGACCGAATAAGTAAGCGATTGGTTAGGACGTACGGCGCTTGGACCACGCACGCAATACTTTACTCGCATCGCTTTGCAAAAGAAATGTCAGAATTGGATTTGGACGTGCCAATTGACGAATACTTTAGGACAAAAGTCCATCCACGGGGCAACAGTTATATTTGCGTCCCGTTCCTTTCATTTCAGCGCCCAAGCGAAAGCGACATTGAGGGCGCTTATAAAAATTATACAAGCATTTTCGAAGAAAGCGAAGCCAAAGCAATGCATTTTATTAATCAATAATTTATTGGTTTGCTTTTTTTTTATAGCCTTTTATTTTTACAAAAAAACCGACAATGATTTACAAGAATATAAGCCAGGGAATAATCGAAGACGTTGACGATGTAAAAGGCATCGTAACTGGTTATTTTTCGGCGTTCAATAACATAGATTCTGACGGCGACGTAATCGTTTCGGGCGCCTACAAAAAGACTGTTGCCGAGAATGGACCGCAAGGACGCAACAGAATCATGCACCTATTGCAGCACAACCCTTTAATGCCATTGGGTAAGCCTACGGAATTAATGGAAGACGCAAAAGGATTGCGCTTTACCTCTAAAATTACCGAGACCAGTTACGGCAAAGACGTAATTAAACTTTATGCAGAGGGAGTTTTTAACGAGCATTCAGTTGGATTTGAAATTATTAAGGCCGACAATAAGGCTGGATATAGAGAAATTAGAGAAATTAAACTTTGGGAGGGTTCAACAGTAACTTGGGGAGCCAATCCAAATACGCCAATTGAGTCGATGAAATCATGGGACAAGCCAAAAAGCGAAGAGATGTTGGCTAAGTTTTGCAACATTTTGCGAAATGGCGACCTTTCTGACGAGTCAATGATTCAGTTGGAAATAGGATTAAAACAACTTGAAAACCATCTTAAGGCATTGCAAGCAGTCGGAATTGTGGAATCCGAGGCAACTCAATTCAAAAGCAACGAAGACCCGTCCATTGCAATGGCTTTGGAATTTGAATATTACCAAAAACTTAAAAAATTTATTTAAAACAAAATGGAAGCAATTAAATCTCAATTGGATTCAGTACTTGCCAAATTGGAAAGCAACGAAGCGTTAATTTCCGACGTTAAGGCAATGAAAGAAGCGGGCGAAGAGTTTAGAAAATCTCTAAGCGCTGAAACCGCAAAACTAAACGAAAAAGCAGACGCGCTACAGTCTCAACTTGACGGCGTAGACGCTAGAACTCAGGCTGGTTTCGCTAGCGCTGCAAAAGGTTACTCTTTCTCCAGCGAATTGGAAAAGGCTTTTGCATCTGACGCATTCGGAAACTACAAAAGCGGAAACGCTAACAAAGTAAAGTTGGACCTTGAATTGAAAGGCGGCGACATGACAATTGGTAACTCTTATACTGGAGAAGTTATCCCAGCCGAAAGAGTTCCTGATCTTAAGTTTACTCCAAACAGAAAGGTTAACGTTCGTCAATTGTTGCCAGTTGGACAAACCTCTAGTAACCTTATCCGTTTCGTGCGTGAAAGCGCTTACGACAACGCTGCTGCACCAACCGCTCAGGGTTCACCTAAGCCTCAGTCCGATTTCGATTTGACTGCGGTAGATCGTTCCATCCGTACAATCCCTACTTTCATGAGATTGACAAAAGAAATGTTGGACGATACCCCAGGTTTGATTGCTTACCTTTCTAGCCGTGCGCCAAGCAAATTGTTGAACGTAGAAGATACCCAACTTTTGTACGGAAGCGGTATTGGTCAAAACTTGAACGGTTTTGCAACTGACGGCTCTGCTTGGACTACTGTTAAATTTGGTACTCTAATCAACAGATTCGACGTTTTGGCTGCTGCGGTTGTTCAAACAACTAAAAACGAGTATTCTCCAAATGCAATCATGATTAACCCAAGCGATTACCTTAGCCTAGTATCTACTAAGGAAACCGCTGGCGCTTACATTTTGCCGTCCTATGTTACAATGACTAGCGGACAAATGTTTATCATGGGCGTTCCAGTTTACGCAATCAATGGCGTTGTTGCTGGCGATTTCTTTGTTGGTGACTTTGCGCTTGGTTCTCAGTTGTTCGTTCGTCAGGGCATCACGCTTGAATTCTTTGAGCAAGACGCTGACAACGTAACTAAGAACTTTGTTACTGTACGCGTTGAGGAAAGAATTGCACTTGCAGTTTACACTACTCAATCAATCGTTTACGGATCATTTGCAGCCGCTTTGGCTAACGGTTCCGCAGTATAAGTAAAATAGGTGTTTAGTTTGATTAAGGCCCCGACAAATCGTCGGGGCTTTTTTTTATTTATCTAAAAATCAATACCTTTCAACGAATCAAAAATAAAAAACATGAATATCGTTTTTTTTGTACACGCTTGGGCTGGAACTCATAACTCGGGCGCCGAGTGGACCGTTCAGCATTATGCCAAATATTTCCACCAAAGAGGGTGCAATATTGAGGTGATTTTACCCGAGGGCCAAATTTATCCCGACGGCGAAAAGTTTAGTTTTATAAAATTTATAACGGGCTATTATTCAAACGACTTTTTTTTAGCCTTACAAAATGCAAGCGTAATATTTACGCATTTGGATAATACAGGCGTTGCAATTAATTGGGCTAAACAATTTAAAAAGCAATTGATTTTTTTAAGTCACAACGACTCCGATTATAGGAACGTCAGATTTAAAGCGCAAAATATTCACGTTGTTTATAACAACAAGGCCAACGAAAAGAATGTACAAAACGGCGCTTACCCAAATGCGTCGATTGTTTGTAAGCCTCCAATTTTTCCCGAGGACGTAAAATATAACCGCAAGCATGGGCAATATATTACCCTAATTAATTGCAACGAAAATAAGGGCGGTCAAATATTAATAGAATTGGCAAAGCGACTGCCAAAGCGTAAATTTCTTGGCGTGCTTGGTAGTTATGGCGAGCAAATTATGGACGACACGCTGAAAAATCTTAAGTACGTTGCGCAAACGCCTGACGTGCATTTAATTTATGGCAAAACAAACATTGTACTTGTCCCCTCGTTTTACGAGTCTTATGGCCGTGTAGGTTTGGAGGCTGCTATTAATCGTCTGCCAGTAATTTGCACGCCAACAGATGGATTAAAGGAATGTCTTGGCGCCGCTGGTCTTTATTTTGACCGCGACGACATTGAGGGAATGGCTGCAAAAATCGATGAGTTAATGAGTGACGAGATACTTTACGACTTTCACCAAAACATAATGCGCAACCTTGCCGAGGAGCGTCTTAAATACCAGGACCAAGAACTAGAAAGATTCTTTAATTTTATCGTTGACAAAGCAAAAAAAGCATACAATGAGTGATTTACTATATACGCCAAGCAATGGCAGTTTTACAGGATATTCCGTACAACTAAGCACGGGAGCCGTAACCGAACCAGTTACGTTGGC